ATGCTGCCACGATTTAAGTAATTTCTTGCTTGTACTTGCACTTGAAGAGTGCCAGCACGAATATCGCGGATAGTTACTGATGGCGAAGACGTAACCAAGGTTACAAAGTTGTCGTCATCGATGCGATATTGAACACGGAACTCACTAATGTTGATTCGATCGTGCTGCCAACTAATCGACGTACCAACAAACACACCTTGCCCTGTTTCGTATAAGAACTCTTCAGATACAATCGTGTCAACTTGGTTTGGAACAGCAGACAGGTTTGTGATGTCTCGATCGGTTAGTTCATTGTCTGATTCAATAGCGTCGTAAATTGTGGCGTTATAAGCTGCAGCACTTACTCCATAAACACCTTCTTCTGATTCAGCGACAGAGATGACTCTGAATTGTTGAGACTGAATATCTGATGTCTGTACTAAAAACACTGAGCCAGCCGTTGGCGCTTGGCTAAAAGCAGACGTGACATCAATAGTTGCCGTTCCATTCGCTTGAGGCTGAATGCCACCTGCAGGAATACTTCTCGTTTCAGCGATGCCGCTGGCCAGCATTACTGAAAGTTTTGGGTCATTAGTGCTGCTTGCCGTACTAACCGCAAGGTTCGTGCTGTTGTCTACGACGACTTGAGTTGTTGTTGCAGAACGAACTCGACCACTACGTCTGACACCAGATCGAACTGGATCGGCAATATCTATGACATGACCAGGGCGCAGAATGATTCCGCTGTCTATGCCAACCGCAAACTGGCACGTTTCTGTCAAATTCTGTTCAGACAGTAATGTCCACTTACCAATCCTGTGCGCTTGGCCCTGGCTATAACAACCGATGGCTTTAATATTTTTATTGATCATTCCGTACTTAGCGACGGCCTCATGATCCTCTACATACTCATATTCTGTGTCCCCTTGAGTGTCGTAGTTTTGGTAGGCAACTGTTGCGACAGTATGACGAGCTTTCTGGGCCGTTCCAGAATATTCAAAGTTGCCACCAATTACGTTTGATGGACCAAGCGCGTAAGTAGAGTCTGTTGGCCTGTCCTGATTAAGAACTAATGAGCCAGCGCCGTAATAAGCAATGCCACGGAAAATAGCTGTCATCTCTTGGATGACGTTGTAAACCTCAGCACGAGTGTTGATCAACATGTTGAGACTGAAGCGAGGCTCTTGCCCGCCCTTGCCGTTATCAACTAAAGCGTTGCAATACTGGCTGACAGAGAAAAAGTCGTATTTATCAAGCGAAGATTCAGGCACGGAACACCCGTACCTAGTGTCTGTAAGGAGATCGTATAGACACCAGGCTGGATCGTTTGTCCAAGTTGCAGCCTGGAACGTTCCATCCCAAATACCGGAATATGTGATCCGACCCAAATGCGTTGTTGTATCTACCGTCGCATTGCTTGGGATTTTGATCTTAATGCCACGAATTAAATATTTGCGAGACGGAATGCTGCTGAACTCGCGAGAGTCAAATCGAAGCGCAACAAGCGCAGAGTTTGGATAGCTAAATTTCTCCTCAATAATCTCGGTATAACTTTGAAAAATAGTTGAGCTGGCCCGCTTTTGGCTTGTTTCATCAGCACTAACACGCACCATGCGAACTTGCACGTTGGTGCTACTTGTTAAGTTGACCATGTAATCACGCTGATACCTGTTGCTGCTTTTACCGCTAATCGTGTCTGTAATTACGTCGTTAAAGCCACCACCGTCATATTGAATTTGTATTTTTATTTGAACGCTATGACCAACAATATCGCCATCATCTTCAACTTTTTGCAGCCCAGGGATCGTAAGCGTTACACGAAGACGATCGACCTCCGACGCAAGAACATTACGAGTGACAGGCGTGCTGTTTGTTACTTCAACGTTGACACCCCTCTCGACTTGCGTTGAAGCAAAATCCCCCGGGATATGGTTTTGCGCTTGAGTGCCATTGCGTGTAGTCACGCTATAGCCACTGAAGTTATTGCTGCCGTCTGCATTTTGGACTGGCGTGCTGTCTAGAAAAATACTTTTATTGCCGTCGTCTAAACCCTGAATTTCTCCTTCGCTAATTAAATCCAAGACGTTTGCAAACTGGATCGACTGCAGAGTGTCGTCTGCTTCAGTAGGCGTACCACCACCACCGCCAAATTTGCCGCCACCACCGCCAGCGCCAGCAACGTATTTAATCTCTGTCATGCTTGTTTCTGGTCAACGTCAAGGCTGCTAGATAGCACTGCTGATCCAGCAAACACCCTTCCATAGGCTATCGGTACTGGCAGCCCCTGCTTTGAGGTATTTACAACGTTGGAGAATGTAAAAGACTCAAGCTGCACTGATTCGTCAAGACTAGTTGGCTCAGGCTGTGGCGAAATTGATTGAGCAATGCCACCAAGAGTAAGTGCGATACCCAAGTTGCCTGCGAGAATCGCCAACTTTGCGCCAAAAGTCGCTCCTGCAAAACCAACGCTTGCTCCTGCCGCAGTAGTTGCAGTCGCTCCAAAGCCCATTGCTCCCCCAGCAAATAATCCAGCGCCACCAGAAACAATTGCCAAAGCTATAAACCCAATACCAAGACCAATCATTCCCGCACCCCTGCCCGCACCAGCAACAACAGGCGTAATGCTGAAAACCTCTTTTTCGCTCCAGGGCATTACCAACGGGCTCAAGTCATCAGTGACGTGCTCCTTAGCAATAGTTACTCGATAACCAACGCCGTCTTTTTCACTATCCATCAACCATTTTTCTAAACCGGGAAAATTCACACACAACGCCTTGATTGCTTGCGCTGGTGTCGCTACGTCAAACTCAAATCGACATTGGCCTAGCCGCTTCCTAAGTGCGCCGTAGACCTTAACGACTTTCATGCCTCAAGGCGCAAGCAGTGCTCTTTCCATAGTAACCGCCATAAAGATCCCTGCTAGACAGCCTGCCCTGCACATGATGCAAGATTTGCTGATCACCTAGATAGATCGCAGCATGATTCGGCAACGGCGAAACCAGTTGCATCAACAGCAGATCACCGTGTTGCACCTCATCAACTGGAATCTTGCGGAAGCCTTCTGCCGCAAAATTATCTAGGTACAGGTTTTCGCCGCGATCCCAAAACTTGTCACGCCTTTCATAATCTCGCAAGTCCACGCCCAACTCTTTCTTGTACCAGTCACGCACCAGCGTGTAGCAATCAATAACGCCAAAGGAAAATTCACGACCCACATAAGGCAGCTCAAAGCCAGTTGGCTCGCAACCTCCCCAAGCCTCCGTATTGGGATTAACGATGAACCAGGGCAGTTCTGATTTTTCGCACGCAACCTTGTCCGCGACTGATGGCTCAGGTTTGGTTTTTGGATGGCTATGCACAATCGCTACAACTTCTCCTTGGTCCTCAACAACGTTCCAACCGCTAAGGATGAAGTGCTCGTCAGGTGTTTCAGCGATGTTTTGGCACGGAAAATACTTGCGCCGTCCTTTGATTACAGCAACTAGACCGCAGCACTCACGAGGGAACTCATCCTTGGCGTGCTGAAGGATTTCAGCCTTCATTGCCGCTGTTAACTTCATCACTTGGTTAAGCCAGCTCCAGGGAACGATCCAAACGGAAGCTCTGCATTATCACCAAAGCGGCACTTGCAACTAGCAACTCGTTTGCCGCATACATCTTCAGCATCAGTTGTGACGCCCTCGTTGTTTACATCAAACCGCGTGTACGTAACACCATCAATCTGTTTGCCTGGTCCGACAGCAGGGTTGTAACCACACTCTGTTGACTTATAAATCCACTGACAAACGTTCGCGATAATCTGACGTTTTGGCAATTTCTGCCCAGCTAGGTCGAACTTGCTGGCTAGTTCAAACGTTACTGAGTTACGCGACTCGTTCGCTTTGCGATCAATAAACCATCGCTCTTGCGGAAACTCAGCGTGAGGGTCAGCCACTCCACTTGGATTACCAAGACGACTGAAGTTAAAAGTGTTTCCGTCTTGCGTTATCAACGTGTTTCCGTCTTGCGTGATAGCGGTGTCGTCAAACCGAAAATTAATGTCATCAAGATATTTTTTGAGAGTGCGGATCCTGCGAACTTCCGCTCCACCAAGGTCATTACCGGCAGTCGTTGCATTTACTAATGCAAGCAAAATAGTCATTGTGCCGTCTAAATTACTGACGGTTAATGTCGGACGTGGCAACGTTCCAGTGTTGGAATATTCAAACCCATCCGCTGCGATTGGCAGCCTGACGTATTCCTGAGAGTTGAAGACTACATTTGCTTGTATATTTACATTATTTTTGGACATGCCGTTATGGAAGCGGTATATGTCTGAACTGCCATGCAAACTATTATCTAGGCGTAATTCAAAAAGTTCGATAACTGCACTTGGAGCAAGTTTTAGTAGCTCCTCATAAACGCTGCTAATTGCAGTCCAGGTAACGCCACCGTCAACAATGGTGCTGCCTACATCTGTTGGCCAACTAGGCTCAGTGCTGGCAGAAGTTCCAGCAACCGCACACTGAAAGAACAAGCCGGTGGCTTGCTGCACCGTGGCGTGCCGAATATCGCCAACAGAAAATGCGGTGTTAGCGGTCCAGGACGATACAGCCATTACGGTTCAAATACTTCGCGAAATGTTGTTTGGATTGTGGCGCGGTTTAAATAAGGAATCGACTTGCTCCACTGCTCACAAACAAACTTTGAGCTGGTGCTTTCCCCAGGCGGCGTAAAATCAAAACTTGCATTGTCATCGGCCCGTGCATCCAAAAACGTTTCGATAGTGTCGGAATCCGTCTCAGACACTTCAAACGTCAGGTTGTAAGTCTTGGGGTTTTGATTTAGCCCAAACGTCAATCTGGCTTCGTAGCCATCAGAAAACTGCACTTTCCGCACCGCAGGGGCGCTGCTTTTTTGCACGCCATAGGTCGGTGTAATTGAAGGGAATACAGCCATTAGCGGGTCAACAAGCCTCCAGGTCGTTTTTGCTTGATTAGTTCTTGTTGTACTGCAATGCCAATCGCCTTGCCAAGTTGCGCGGCTTGATTGCCATCACCCTCAACAGAAGAGCCAGAAGCATCAACGTTCACAGTCACACTAGCGCCACCGCCCATTGCGTGATTCGGAACTACCGTTCCACTGCTATTAGGTACAAACAATTCAGGGCCACGCTCACCAACGATGTGAGGGCGACCAGCTCTTGCAGGGCCTCCATTTGCAAGTCCAGGGATAAGACCGAGAATACCGCCGCCGCCCAGACTTGCAAAGTTACCAATAACTTTTTGCTTGATGATCATCATGGCAAGCTGTTTTAGCAGGCCACTAAATGATTCAGCAAGACTTTTAGAGCCATCAATTGCGCTTTCAATGGCACTAACTACGCTGTTTTGAATAGTTTGAGCTATTTCTTTTGCAACCTGCTTTTGTTTTTCCTGTTCTTCAGCAAGCAATTTAGCAGCATCAATTCTTGCTTTGTCTTTTTGCTCTAAGTCAAAATTTACGTCTAACTGATCTCGCAAAACCTGAAGCTCGTCTTCGGCCAGTAGCGGGAATTGCCTGCTGAGGTTCATTTTGGATATTGCATGTTCCAGTCCGGCACGCTGCTTGTCAGTGATGTCGCCTGTAAGCAGAGCCTCTTGTTTTTTGGAAAGGACAAGTGATGCTGCTTGT